GCCCATGATCCGGGACAGCCCCGCCGTGCGCCGGAGGATTTCCGCCCCCAAGAGCCGGGACAGCGGGAACACCTTGCTCCAGAAGACCTATCCCGGCGGCATCCTGACGCTGTGCGGCTCCAACGAGGCCCATGCCCTGGCCTCCAAGCCCATCCGCTATGTGTTCGGGGATGAGAGAGACCGCTGGGCGCAGTCCGCCGGCACCGAGGGCGACCCCTGGGAGCTGGCCATGGCGCGGCAGACCACGTTTTACAACGCCAAGGCGGTGGAGGTCAGCACTCCCACTATCCGGGGGAGCAGCAACATCGCCAAGAGCTTCGCCAAAGGCACCATGGAGCGGTGGAAATCCCAATGCCCCCACTGTGGCGAGTTCCACGAAATCCAGTGGAAGGACATCCGCTATGAGGCGGAGGAAACGGTGGTCAATCATGAGCGCACCTATACGGTGCATGATGTGTTTTGGATTTGCCCCGGCTGCGGCTGCGTGTCCGAGGAGGCTGTCATAAAGAAACAGCCCGCCAAGTGGGTGGCTGACAACCCTGCTGCTTATGCAAACGGGGTGCGCTCCTTCTGGCTGAATGCCTTTGTCAGCCCCTGGGCCAGCTGGGAGAGCATCTGTCTGAAGTACCAGAACGCCCTGGGGGACACTGGGAAGATGCAGGTGGTCTACAACACCTGTTTTGGGCAGCTCTGGGAAGACCGGGGCGACACCCAGGACCCGGACACACTCCTGGGGCGGCGGGAGGTCTACGAGGCCGAGCTCCCGGAGGGCGTGCTGGTACTCACCGCCGGCGTGGATACCCAGGACGACCGCATGGAATACGAGATCGTGGGCCATGGCCATTTTGGTGAGCGGTGGGGCATTGAAAAGGGCGTTATCATGGGCAGGCCAGATGATCCATCCACTTGGGCCAGCTTGGATATGATGATTTTCGATCGGGTACTAAAATTTAAGGACGGCCTGGGCCTGAAGGTCAGTATGTCCTTTGTGGACGAGGGTGGACACTTCACCGGACAAGTGCGGCAGTTCTGCCGTGACCGCATTGGGAAAAAGGTTTTCTGCATCAAGGGCTTTTACGGCCCGGACAGGCCCCTTATCAGCCCGCCTAAAAAGATGAAAATCATCATCAACAACCGCTATCTGGGCACGGTGTGGCAGTACCAGCTGGGCGTGGACTCCGGCAAGCAGATGGTGATGGATGACCTCAGGGTTCAAGCACCGGGGCCGAAATACAATCATTTCCCCCTGCGGGACGATTACGGCGCGATGTACTTCCACGGCCTGCTGTCGGAGCACCTGGTGCCGGAGGGCAAGGTTCGCCAGCGATGGGTTTGGACAAAAATCCAGGGCCACGAGCGCAACGAGCCCCTGGACTGCCGGGTATACGCTATTGCGGCGTTCCGTGCGCTCCCTGTCGATTTGGACACGATAGACCGCAAAATTAAGATGGCGCGGGGGAAAGCGGTAAACGGCACAGCACCTGCGCCAAAGCCTGCACACCGTCCCAGAACTATCCAGCCGAAGAACAACGAAAATTCTCTTGACGAGTGGTAGAGAATTATCTTGACTTTTGCATAAGCATATATTATAATTTTGCTTAGGCAAAAGTGAGGTGATGAAATGTCTCCCAGAACTGGGCGGCCAATTGTAGGGGAAAGCCCAAAGAGTTCTCAAATTGGTTTTCGAGTAGCACAGCAAACCGTAGAAAAGTTTGAGGAGTGCAAACGAATATCAGGAAAGACCAAGGTTGAACTCTTTGAAGAAATGGTTGATGACCTCCACAATAAGCTGACCAAAAAATAATAAGAGTTTCGGTGCTCCCTCGACAAGACGCAACCGAAACCCTTATACCAAACCAAGGAGGTTTGATAAATCTATTCTATCAGACCTTCCTTGGATTTTCAAGGAGGAATTACAAATAGTGGAGGGCAAGAAAAATCTTCCCGGTGAAGCCGAAACGATGAAGTTAGAGGACGGCTTTGACGCTTTAGATGCGCTCATGGGCTGTCTAAGCCAATCGGAAGAATGGGCGTATATCCAACGGCATGACGCACTCATTCTGAAAGCGGAGGAAATGCTGTACCAACAGCTTGAACAGGTCAAAGATACCGATACGGATTTCTTTGGGAGCCTGGAGGACGCCATCAGCGTTTACAACGGCACTCTCAACGATGCGGCAATTCTGTACGGTCTGCGTATGGCGGTCAAGCTGTTCTACGCATTCGGCAAGCCTCTGGAAATGTCCCGGTATTTCCTGGAACATGACACGGAGCGAGGCGTGGGTGTTGGCTACAGCAGAACGGTTTGATAGAGTGGAGGCAACATGGAATGAGAAAACTGATTGACCTGACAGGCCAGCGGTTCGGAAGACTGCTGGTGATAAGGCGGGTCGAGTGCGAAAAACGCGGCGAGGCGAAATGGCTTTGTCAATGTGATTGCGGGAATGAGACCGCAGTGTTTGGGTATCTATTGCGAAGTGGTAAGACCAGCAGTTGTGGATGTTCCAAACATGACGAAACTTTTCGCAACAAGAAAAAAGAGCAATCAACCGTTCATGGAGGGCGTGGGACAAGGCTGTATCGGATTTGGATAGGAATGAAAAATCGTTGCTATAATCCGAATGCTGCGAAATACAAAGACTACGGTGGCCGAGGTATTACTATCTGCGCCGAATGGAAAAAAGATTTTCCGGCCTTTCGAGATTGGGCCTTATCTCATGGGTACACTGATGCCCTCAGCATTGACCGTATTGATGTTGATGGCAATTATGAGCCTTCAAATTGCCGCTGGGCCACAGCGAAGGAGCAGCGGCACAACCGGCGAGACAATTAAACTCAACCAACGACAAGCCGTCCTTGCGTAGTGCGAGGGCGGCTTTATTATGCAAAAAAGCAGGTGGTGAGAGTATGGCGGCAAACACAACTGAACTGAAGGCGCGGCTTGTGTTTTGGAAGGATGCCCTCAAAAAGCTGCAGGAGGCATACCTCGCTTTGCTGGACGGCGGCGTAAAGTCGTATAAAATAGGAAATGAAGAATTGACACGGCTGGATTTAGTTTCACTCCAAACGCGGATTGATGAGGCGGAAAAGCGGGTTGATGAACTGGAAAATCTGCTGGAGGGTAGGAAACCGAGAAAGGCATATTCGGTTGTTCCGATGGATTGGTAAAAACCACTTGACTTTTGGTAGTATATAAGTTATGATATTTGTGCGACCAAAAGTGAGGTGATGAAAATGTCCCCAAGGACAGGTCGTCCGCCAAAGGGTGAGCAAACGAGGACACAAAAAATCACAATACGGATTTCAGACCAAGAGGCCCAGAAAATTCAAGAGTGTGCAGATAAAATGAATTCCACGCGGACAGACGCGATTGTGGCCGGTATTGACTTGCTCAAAGCGGATTTAGACAAAAAATAAGACAGCCCGCCACCCTCACAAAGTTACGGACTGCCTTATTTCACCAAACCAAGGAGGTTTGATAAAACCATTCTATCAGACCTTCCTTGGAATTTCAAGGAGGAATTACATATGGTGGAGGGCAAGAAAAATCTTCCCGGTGAAGCCGACATCCAGAAAATCAAGCGGTACATTGAGCGCACCCATATTCCCAAAAGGGTTTTGCAGTACAGAAATGCCAGTGTCAAAGACCTTCGGGCCATGATGGACTTTTCCGATTCGGTAGGCGTATCGGATGCGCTCATCCTGTCTTTCTACTATGGGCAGGCTATATGTTACCGCGCCGCAAAGGAGGAGTTCAGGCGTGGGAAGGTTAATTGACCTGACGGGCCAGCGGTGCGGACGGCTGGTCGTAGTAGAGCGAGTAAAAGATAACGATTGTGGCGAGGCGAAATGGTTATGCCGATGTGATTGTGGCAAAGAAACCGCTGTTTTGAGTGCAAATCTTCGCAGAGGACTAATTCAAAGCTGCGGTTGTTTCCACAGCGATTATGCGCGAGCGGCACATAAGACCCATGGAGGGTATAAATCTCGGTTATACAAGACTTGGTGTGGCATGAAAGGCCGCTGTTATAACCCAAATGACCCAAAGTTCAAAGACTATGGAGGGCGTGGCATTGTCATCTGCGCTGAATGGAAGGATGACTTTGCAGCCTTCCGCAACTGGGCCATGGCCCACGGCTACCAAGACGATTTGACCATTGATCGCATTGATGTTGACGGCAACTATGAACCGTCTAATTGCCGCTGGGCCACAGCAAAAGAGCAGGCTAACAACCGCAGACCCCGCAAACAGAAAAGCTGATACAACGAAACCGTCCCCGCAAAAACAGCGGGGGCGGTTTTCTTATGCAAAATTTAGGTGGTGAGAGCAATTTACAACCAAGATAAGCGGACAGGGCTGTATCTTCCTGATGACATTCGTCCTCAAGTGTCTGGGTATTCGGAGACTGGGGCCAGCCGCACCCGGAGAGCGTTTAAGGGGTTCAATGCGCACAGCGGTTCACCAAATGAAGACATAAATTGGAATAATTATACTCTGCGCCAGCGTGGGCGGATGCTGTATATGTCCAGCCCATTGGCTACCAGCGCAATCAATACCAATAGAACCAAGGCGGTAGGCATTGGCCTGACGCTGAAGCCGGCCATCGACCGGGAAACGCTGGGGCTCTCCCCGGAGGCGGCGGAGGAGTGGCAGCGGCACACAAAGGCGGAGTTCCTCCTCTGGGCCAAGCGGAAGGATGCCTGCGACGCCACCGGCATGAACAACTTCAACGCCATGCAGCAGCTGGCCCTGGTGTCCTGGCTGATGAGCGGGGATGTGCTCCCCCTGATCAAGCGCCGGCCCCCTGACCGCATCCGGCCATACTCCCTTCGGATACACCTGGTGGAGGCGGACAGGGTGCGGACGCCCATGGAGTACGGCGGCACGACCTTCCCCAGCATCACCAACGGGAAGAATCCCGACACGGGGAACCGCATCTTTGACGGTGTGGAGGTGGACGCCAGCGGCATGGTGGTGGCGTATTTCGTTCACAGCACCTACCCCTGGGAGGCGACTATGGCCGAGAACGAGTGGGTGCGGGTGGAGGCTTACGGTAAGAAGACCGGCCTTCCGAACATCCTCCACATCATGGGCAGTGAGCGGCCTGACCAATACCGGGGCGTGACCTATCTGGCCCAGGTGATGGAGCCCCTGCTCCAGCTGCGCCGGTACACCGACTCCGCGCTGATGATGGCCCTGGTGCAGTCCTTCTTCACGGCCTGGATCATCACGAAGTCCAACCCGGACGGTATCCCCTTCAACGAGACCGGCGATGGGGTGGTGGGCGTTCCCGGCTCCAACCCCTCGGAGGCCCCGCGGGGAGAGAACGAGTACGGCATGGGGGCCGGTACCATCAACGTGGTGCCGGAGGGGGAGGATGTCAAGTTCGGCAACCCCACTATGCCGGTGGCCAGCTTTGACACGTTCGTGAAGACCTTCTGCAAGCTGGTGGGCGCCGGCCTGGGCATCCCCTATGATGTGCTGGTGAAGGAGTACAACTCCAGCTACTCCGCCGCCCGTGCTGCCCTTCTGGACGCCTGGGAGGAATTTCGGATGCGGCGGACGTGGTTTGTGGACGATTTCTGCCAGCCAGTCTATGAAATATGGCTTTCCGAGGCTGTGGCCCGTGGGCGAATCATCGCTCCGGGCTTTTTTGATGACCCGCTCATCCGCGCGGCCTGGTGTTCGGCTCAGTGGATCGGCCCGGTGCAGGGTTCCCTCGATCCGCTGAAGGAGGCCAATGCCGCCGTGCTGAAGATCCAGCACGGTCTGAAGACACACGAGCAGGCCACCATGGAGGACTCCGGCGGAGACTGGAACGCCAACGTGGAGCAGCTGAAGGCCGAGAACGAGAAACTCAAGGCGGCCGGCGGAGGTGCGTCCGGGCCGACGCTGGATGTGCCAATGGAAAAAGACGATGACGAAGGAGGAGATTCAGAATGAGTTTTTTGGATGATCTCTTTGGCAAGGGGCGGTTCCGGGGCGCTCCCGCTCCGCCCCATCAGATGGCGGCGCCGCAGGGCAAGCCCTACACCATGGCAATGGTGGATGGCGAGAATGCGGAGGTCACCATGTACGGGGAGATCGTGGAGGCCCAGCCCGTGGACTGGTGGACCGGCGAGCGCATCGAAGGGGCGTTCATCGTTCAGACCGAGTTCCTGAAGGATCTGGAGGAGGTGGCCGGGGCCAAGACCCTGACCATCCGCATGGACAGTATCGGCGGGAATGCCGGCGTGTCCATTCTGATCCACAACCGCCTGCGGGAACTGTCGGCGAAGGGCACCAAGCTGAAGTGTATCGTGGACGGCGTGGCCATGTCCGGCGGCTCCCTCATCATGTGCGCCTGTGACGAGGTGGAGGTGAACCCCTCCAGCCTGGTCATGATCCACAAGTGCTGGGGCTCCCTTTGGGGTGGGTACAACGCTGATGAGCTGCGGGCGCTGGCCTCCGAGTATGACGCCTGGGACAAGGCCCAGGTGTCCATCTACAAGCGAAAGTGCAGTCTGTCCGATCAGGTGATTTCCAACATGATGGCCAAGACCACCTACATGACGGGAGCCGAGGCGGTGGAGAAGGGTTTCGCCGACAAGCTCCTGGAGGATGCCGAACCGCTGGACATCGCCGCCAGCGCCGATAAGCGTAGCCTGTTCGTGCGCGGCTGGCAATTCCACCTTGCTCCGGGGATGTTCGCCCCGGACACCATTCCTACGGTCAAAACCGGGACCCCGGCCCCGGTCAAGACAAATACAAACCCGCCGGCGCAGACCGGCAACGAAGGAGGAAAAACCATGGCAAAGAATCTTGAGGAGCTCCGGGCGGAGAACCCGAAGCTGGCCGAGGCGCTGATGGCCGAGGCGCTGATGGCCGAGGCCAAGGCCGCCGTGTTCGCGTCTGCGGACGGCGGGACCCCCGCGCCCCAGCCCGGCCCGGATGCCGTCAGCGCCGCCGTGCAGGCGGAGCAGAAGCGCATCCAGGAGATCGATGCGGTGGCCAGCCTGTATGACGCGGAGACCGTCAAGGCGGCGAAGTATGGCGAGAACTCCTGCACCGCCCAGGAGATGACCTACCGCGCCGCCCAGAAGGCCGCCCAGCAGGGTAAGAAGTTCCTGGGTGACCTGGAGGACGATACCCAGGCGTCCGGCGCCCAGGGCGTCCCGGCGGCGGGCGATCCCGGCACTCCGCCCCCTGCGGAGACCCAGACGCATGACCAGCGCATGGCCAGCGCCCGCGCGGAGGTCAAGGCCCTTTTCGGAAAGGAGGAGAAGTAATCCATGGCTAAGGAACTGCGTCAGAAACTCGGCAGCATGGAGTATGACGGTCTGATCACCGGCCTCAATCCGCCCACCCGCGTGGATGGCGGCACCATCGCCAAGCTGGCGGCCCCTGCCACCCTCAAGCGCGGCACCCTGCTGGGGAAGGCCGACAGCGGCCTTCTGTCCATCTATGACGGTACCGGCACCCCGGACTGCATCCTGTGTGATGACACCGAGGTGGGTACCGCCGAGGACGTCCCCGTGGATGTCTATGTTGCCGGCTGCTTTGACCCGGAGAAGGTCACGGTGGGCGATGGCTACACCATCACCCAGGCCGACAAGGACAAGCTCCGCACCTACAGCATCGTCTTCAAGGCCGCAACGCCGGCCCCTTAAAGGAGGAGGAATCACACTATGGCTGTTTTGAACTTTTTTGACACCTACATCCTCATGGCGATCATGGAGGAGGTCGTGCCCAACACGTTCTTCTTCCGCGACCGCTACTTCCCCACCGGGGAGGGGGATGTGTTCGCCGCCGACAAGGTTCTGACCGAGTACCGCCGGGGCGACCGGAAGATGGCGGCCTTCGTCTCCGAGCGCATCGGGGACATCCCCATGGACCGCATCGGCTATGAGATCCACGAGCTCCAGCCCGCTTTTGTCGGCGTGTCCCGTCTGCTGACCACGGACGAGCTGAAAAAGCGCGGCTTCGGCGAGGCGCTCTATGCCAACTCCACCCCCGCCCAGCGGGCCGCCCGGCTCCAGCGGGACGATATGCGCGACATGGATCTGCGCATCCGCCGCCGGGAGGAGTGGATGGCCGTCAACACCATGCTGGAGAACGCCTGCTTCATCCAGGAGTATGTGGACGACCAGACCAAGGGCAAGGCCCTCAGCGTGAAGTTCTACGAGGGCACCAGCGACCACCTCTACACCGTGGCCAAGCCCTGGACCACCTTCATGGAGATGCGGGCGGACATCATCGCCATGTGCCGGATGCTGTCCTACCGGGGCCTGCCTGCGGCTGACCTGCTGCTGGGCACCCACGCCATCCTGCAGTTCGATGACCTTCAGAGGCTGTTGGACAAGAACAGCGGCATCGCCATCGGCGCCATCAACGAGCAGCTCTCCGCCTACACCGGCGTGGTGTTCCTGGGCACCATCAACTTCGGCGGGTTCCGGCTGAACCTGATCTCCGTGGATGAGAGCTACGAGGATAAGGACGGCAAGAACAAGTCCTATTTCCCCGTGGACGAGGCCATGGTCACCGCCCCCAACTGCGGGCACTTCATGTACGGCCAGATCACCCAGATTGACTTCGGCAGCACCGACTACACCTCTCACCCCGGCATCCGGGTACCCAAGTTCACCCTGGACCAGGACAAGGATATGCGCAAGCTGCGTCTGGCCTCCCGGCCCCTGTCCGCCCCCAAGAACTACTGCCCCTTCATCCGGGCTAAGAAAGTGGTGGGCTGAGATGCGTAACGTTGTGATCAAGACCGGCGTCTATGGCCGCAGGGACGAAAAGGGCCGGGTGCTGCCCGTTGCCAAGGGGGAGCGGGTGACCCTCTCGGATGAGGAGGCCGCCCGGCTGGTGGCCCTGGATGTCGCCGTCTATGCGGACACCCCCGCGAGGGCCCCCGACACGCCCCCTGCGCCGCCCCCTGGCGGCGAG